GTACTATACTCACAATTAGGTTTTGGTCTAACACCAATTTCTATTGTAATATATTCGTCACATTTGAAATAAACCCATCCCTTATCAACGTGATCGTAATCTTCTCGATGCCATATCACATAGTCGTTGACTTGAGGATCGTAACTCATTTCCAGTCTTTCCGATTATTGAAATTATAGTAGGAGAATGTCTCCCTATCAACTAATTTATATGTGCCGTAATCGTTTGACATAACAAAACCTTCATGAGCACACACTTTGTCATCAATCAAACATGTCACATTCTCTCTAGCAACGATACCATCGAGAAGATGATGTTTGATGTCCGTCAACAACAAATAAAGGTGAAAGAGATTAACATCGAGACCAGTCTCTTCTGCTAGTTTCTGTGGATCAGGTGTTACACCGCGACGAATGTAACTGTTGACAGTAACCTTAACATGTTTGCCGATAGTTTCATCAGTAAATGATGTGAATCGAATCAACACTTTGGCGAGAGCAATGAGCACACCGATACGAAGTTTACGACGTTTGATGTCACATGCAGTGTCTAGTAGTTTTACATCAAGAGTGTGGAGATTATCAGGAAATGCAAACTCAGCAGACATATCTTTCATACAATCACCATGATATGTTGTATGAGCAGCAAATACGATGTCTTGATATACTCTTCGGTCAAACTTGTATGTAATTGTATTGGGTTTATATTCTGTGCTGCCACCATAACCAATCCAGTCACCTTGATAAACACCTGCAACTTTTGGCAGTTTCTCTAGACATAGGTGAAGAATAGAAGCAACCTTAGCATTACTACCGTGATTCAGTTCTATATCACTGTGTGTATAATTGATCTTTACCTTAACTTTGTTGAAAACAGACTTAGTACCAACAAAAAACTTGTTGTTTTCTGGATTGATACCCCATACAATAGCAGGAGCGCCATCATATTTGACGGAAAGTGTGCTGTTTTTAGCAGCAAACCACTTCAAAACATCAATAGCACCCTGTTTGCCATTGTTGAAAATAGCATCTTCGGGGTGTTCAAGGTGGGTGTTTTTCATGATTATATAATAACCCACCAAAACCCACAAATCAAGCGGGTTTGTGACAGTTTTTATATAGTCACACCCCCAAAAACGGTGTTATCGCGTTTTTGAGTTCTTTTTTATATACTTTGAAATTAGACACAAAAAAAGCACCCTTTCGGGTGCCATGTGTTATTCTATTGTTCAACCGTAATGATACCCACCTAAGTTATCAGTGGAGTTGGCAATTCTCCTTGGTGGTTGTTGTAGTTCTAGTTTAGGTTTCTCAACCTTAGTGGTGCCTTGGTCAATCACATCTTCCAGTTCTTCAACTCTATTTCCCACGTCATTGTTTTCACTGTATTGAAACAATGCATCAGTGAGTAAGTTTAGTTGTTCCTCTGTAACTGTGACGCTGATCTTGAAATTAGTCATTTGATTTGTAGTTTTTTCTACTTTTACGGAATCGTCTCATAGAGGTGCCTTTCTTGTCTCTCTTGAGTTCTTTTTTAAGATCTCTTAGAAATTTAAGATGACTGGCAAGTGGATTAATTAAATGTTCCAAGTGCTTTGCATCTTTTCGCTCCTCTCTACCCATCTAGTTCGTGCCATTGAATGTTTTGAATCTCTTCATTTGTGAATCCTGTAATGTCATCAATAAATGACCACGTTACATCATCAACATCGGAGGGATCAACGATCATTTCTGATAGAATTGCCTCTGCATCTTCGATACGGAGTTCATCTACCATCTGTTGCATTTGTTTGGCATAATGATTCTCAAGTTCTGTGATTGATTTGTCACGGATCTTGTCGATCATGGAGTTACTGTGCATGGTAATCTATGTAGTTTAGCAGAAGCACCGTTCTAACGGTGTGAGGTTTAGTTGCATTGCAGAATACGGTGTTGTATCCTCAATGTTTACCTGATCTCCAACTCTTTTCGAGTTGATGGGAGCGTGATAGGTTCTTGTTTTAGGTTTGTAGAATCCCCAAATCGACTTACTGATAGCACCATCATTGTAAATCCACCTACGATCAGATACAATCCAAATTGCAGTAAGAGTACTTTTTTGGCGAACTGTCTCGTAGTGGTATCCGTCTGGGGCAGTGTGAATGAATCCTTCGACATCAATCATCGCTCCACTTTCCAATCATCGTTACCTTTTTCTGGAACCCAGAAGAAGTAACTCTTGTTGAGAGATTGCAAGTAGAGGTATTTTGTACCTTCATGTTCTCTCTCTTGTTCAACAACACAAGTGTGAAAGAGATCCATCTCGTTAGCAAACCGATTCTTTGCTTTTCGTGAGATGGGAGTGACACAGACTCGTTTCAGTTTGGTCTTCATTGTGTTTTATTTGAATGAAATTAGTTTAACAGGTCAGCAAGGGCATTGGAGGATGACTGTGCCAGTTTCTTCGCTGTCCTTACTTTTTTATTATTATACTTTTGAATCTTTTTCATTGCAGACTCAAAAGTTCTGGCATTATCAGTAATAGTACCATCAATGATAATGCACCATTTCCTACAGTTACCATACTTGATAACTGCTATTGATCCATCCTTATTAACGTATGATCGTTGTGGATCTGGATCAAGGATAGTAGAATCATGGTTGTAAAACCGTGTCTCGGACATAACAGGGAACTCGTTCAGGATCTAACCACTTTGTATATTCAAAGTCTTCGATTGCATAGTCCAGTTGTACACTATTGTCTAGCAGATACATGTCAGTGTATCTCTTAGTCCACTCATTGTACTTCTGGATGCGATAGTCTGGCATACCATTGAGTTCAATGATGCCACACTGTACATAACGGTATGGAAACCGTTCTAGAATGACAGTAGGTTTCATGAGGTTGCGTTCTTAAGAACTGTAAGTAAATGCATTTTACCATGAAAGTAACCTGCAATAATGATACTGAGTGTCAGTACAAAAAGTGTAACAAGACCCAGTATCTGTGGCATCGGTGACTTCATTATTATTTACGAACAGTGGACACGGCAGCATCACCCTGCTCAAAGATAATGTCAACAACCGACTGAAGACGTTTGTGTGTAGAAATACCGACGTTGGCATACACTGGCACAAACATCTTACCAAATGGTTTACGATACTCACTGAAATTACAGGGAGTTAGAGTACCATTGGCAATGTTAGATGCGTCTTGTTTGTTGAGACGAATGACACGACCAATAGTTTGTGCCATTGTAACATAGTCAAGGTTTCTCATCAGGATGCAGGCAGTCAGTCCAGACACATTGATACCTTCAGCAAGGATACTGTGGTGGAACATGATAAACTTACGATCAGGATCAGCACCCCACTCATTCATTGTATCAAAGAACTTATCACGGGCAACCTTATCGCCATTGATAAATGCACCGTACTTAGATGTAATCCACAGGACATCATATCCCATGAGATTACACATTGGCACAAACTTGGTTCTAGTTACAAGATTGTTGATGTTCTTGGTAGACTTAGCAGCAACCATAACTTTGTCCATGTCACTCTCACTCTTGAGAATGTCTAGGATCATCTTGCAGTCTCTTTCTTCAACAGAGTTGATAACAAGAGGCATGGTCCTTGCAGTTACCTTAGGAGGAATAATATAACCACCTTCGATAAGTTCAGGAGCAGGAACTTTAGAGATCACCTCACCATAGACAGCATGATTATTCATGCCTGGTTTAGATGGAGTGAGAGAATGCTTTGGAGTTGCAGTAAAGAAGAAACAACGTTTTGCTGCAAACGTAGCGTAATGTTCTACAGACTCATAGAAATTCTTCTGTACACTGTTATGTGCTTCGTCAAAATAAATGGTATCTACCTTGATGTTTGCATCAACAACACGGTGCAAACTGTGGTAGGTAGTGAAGATCAACTGGTGTACACCTGCGGTCTTACAAATAGCATGGTGCAACTTGATCTTATCTACTTTAGTGGTAGAAATATGTGGTGTCTCTCCACTGTGAACATGGAGAACTTCAGTGCCTTTGATATGCTCAAGGAACTCAGAGGAGAGTTGCTCTGCAAGAAGAATACGAGGAGCAACTACAACAAATGTCTGTGGTTTTTTGACAAGATCAATGTTAGCGAGGACATCCTCAATCATACACAATGTCTTGCCACCACCTGTAGGGATGATGATCTGACCTTTAGTATTGTCCCACATGGCATTTACAGTGCGTTCTTGATGCGGGCGGAGGTTAATCATGCGGTATCGATTCAATAATTTAATTATGGCACAAAAAAACCCTCTTGACAAGAGGGTTGTGCCACTATCAGAACTGGTTCAGAAGTTTGAGAGTCTCTGGATCCAGTTCCTCTCGAACTCCACAATCAGGCAACCAATCTTCAGGGGTGGTTTCTGTTAGTGATTCAAACAAATCGGACTCTGGGGAATAATCAAAGTCAAATTCTTCGTTCATGTTTTTTATCAGAGATCAGTATAAAGTGTGAGAGAGGCGGTTCTGCGGATGAGAACACATTTGATTTACCTCTCAGTGTGTTGTCTCGGGTCTCCCCTCGACTCATCTAATATACATGAAAGTGGGACAGTCTCAACCCACCTTGTGACAGTTCTTCATCCGACTGGTGGTTGAGCAGGATCGTTGAACGTATCAGGCGATGCATCCATGTCAAACTTATCTCTTGCAGTTTTCTCACTACTAGAAGCATTAACTGCAATCATTAGTGCTTTGATGTCATTCTGTTGTTTTTCTAGTGCAGCAAGAACCATCGCCTCAAGGGCGTTCATTCGTTCATCCATATTGCCTAGTGTTGCCATTGTTGACTTCAGTTGTTTATTCATTCGATCAATGGTTCCCAACTTGGCAGCAGTCAGTTCTTCTGCGGGGAGTGTAGATTCAAAATTAGGCATTTGTCCTTAGATGTAATGTTGATATTTAGAAAGCAAACTTAGATAGTGATATTGCCAATAGAAATGAAAGCATAATAACAACATCCCATGACTTAGTTCTAATAAAGTATGGGATACTAATAGTATCGGCAACAAACTGCATCATTGTACCATATAATATATTAACATGCAATATAACAAAGTAGGCAGCAATCACTAGGATACTGCCTACTATTCTCATGTAATCATCAATCTTCATTGTTCATGAATGACTGTAGTTGTTCGCGAATACCTCTCATTGTAGATCGAGAATAACCTGTAGCGAAAGGATAACTTCTCTCACTATCATCAGAGGTACTATCTACCTCATAACACACATTGATAGCATCATCAAGTGTAGAAAGAATTGCCTCAAGGGAGGCAACAGGGACATCAACTGTTTTCAAAACTTTGTAAGACATAATAATCACTTCAGGTAAAGGTAACCGCCTGCCCAGTCGCAGTTCTCAAGAACAAAATCACGTTGTTCAATGATACGAAAGTCAAAGCGAACATGTTTAGCAGGTGCTTTCCATGATGCTGCTTTATACACCTCTCCAGTGTTCTTGTCAACAAAAGCATGAACACTACGAGAGTTCTCATCACATTGAATGATCTTGTGATACTTACGTCCTGTTTCAACAATGAAACGGATCTCAGTCAAACCCTCTTCAAGATCTTCAAGGCGATTAAGAAGATATGCATTGCCAGGATCACGAGCGAGTGATCCTTTAGTCATCCTGATAGAGTACTTACGATAATCATCTTCCAGTGCTACACAGAGAAGCATCGTATACTTCAGTGCATTTGCTTTGATTAGATTTTTTGCGTCAATTTGAGCGCAATAATCAGAGAACTCCACAACAGGCATAATCAATGGGTTACTTTGTTTGATACTCTTAGTATACACCACTCAGACCCCTCTACAAGCGTCTGTGTGCCACCTCTAAGACTGTCTACTAGTATTCCCTTCGTTCAAACGTTGTCTTCGGATACAGAGTTACATCCTGAGTACCAAAGATTTGCTTCGCTTGAGCAATGGCGTCACCTCTATTGATAGACACAGACCTGAAATCTACATGTTCCAGTCTACCTGATGGAGTGCGGACTACTGCTGTCCAATCTTTACAAGACATTAGATTAAGTTTGGTTCATCCCATATTATACCATCTTCCTTGTGTTGTACAGTCTCCATCCGCTCAGAATTGGAAAGTTTCTTAACACGCCACCCATACTCACCATTAGACATGATAGTAGGCATCAGGTTCATTGATAATGTTGTACGAGCATGTACATTATTCTTCTTAAATCCATGGATGATTTGTGATGGCCATAAGATAACATCGCCTTCCTTAACTACAACCTGATCGATCTGATTAAACCTAGTATTCTTTTCATAATTCAGGTTCAAACTAGGTGAGTCTGGATGATGTAAATGTGTACCACATGCCTTAGCAAAATATGTGGGTGACATATCCTCAGTGTAGTTCACATAATATAGTCCACTGATTAGTGAGTTGGCATGATAGTGTGCCATCTGGTATCCACCTTCATCACACTGATTGATCCAACTATCTGTAACCATCATGGTCTCTTGTAGATAGTGACCCATAACATCTCGTACAAATGTCTCTGCTTGTTGTTCTACCCAGAGTCTAAACCTTTCAAATGGTTCTTTCTCCAGAACAGAGTAGTGGTCAATGTGTGATAACTTATCTGACTCTGAGTTGGTATATTGATTCTCTCTTTGTTCTTGAATCTCATTATACACATGAGGTTTCAACTTCTCATGATGTGGATAATGTATGATTGCCAATGGTGATGGCAGAATTGGTACAACTTCCATTACTTGAATGAATTAATGTATTCCATGTAGTTCTCTGGAATATAATCAGGATGACATGGATTAGTATTGAAACTTACTGTAACTCTATCTTCTTCAGTGTTATTAACTCTGCTACCATGTTCTAACCATGATGGGAACAGATACAAATGATTCTCTTTAATATCAACGTCAAATTCATACACACTATATGGAGTATTAGTAAAATAGTGCATACACATAAAGTGATGAACAAGTGGATTTAGTACATAAAACCTACCAAAATCTCCCTCTGGCAAATCAAGATAGAATGCCCCACTAATTACACTTGACTCATGTCTATGTCTGTGTGTAAATCCACCAGGCGGCAGGATATTATACCAACTACCACTAATAATTACAGGCCATTGTCCCAACTTAGATGTATAATCTAGGAGACAATCTTGAAATGCAACTCCCATTGGAGCAGAGTCTTCATCATTAAGTGGATCCCAACCACCATGGGAACTAACACCATTAACAGCAAGATCATGTTTAGATGTTTCTCCCTTCTCCTTAATTACTTTCTTAAAAGCATCAAGGTCTGGATGATCCGATAGATCATATGATTCAATCAGTGTGGGGAATAGATTATATGTCAAGGACTCAATAGCGATGGGATATAATTAATGTTTAGAACAGTTCTCACATTAGCATTAGTAGAAGCAGCACCACCATGGTATCGATCACCATCAAATAATACTGCTCGGTTTGCTTTAGTTTCTATTGTAGAACCATCTTCAAAATATGTATACCCATCACCGTCATTCAAATATAAAATACACACCTTATAATCTGGGATATACTTATACCCACCAGATTCATCTGGTTGACCAGTAATATCAATATGTAATGGAGTTCTCTTCTGTACAACTGCTCTAGGAGTCATATTTAACTTTACTCTCAGAACTGCTAATGGTCTCAATGTAGGAAATACTAGACTGTCTATAATATCATATACATTAGACAGAGGTTTACCATTAACATATGACATGTTAGTAAACTGTGGACATCCATCACCATAACTTACGGATGTATCATTATAAAACCAATCAACATTGGGACGGCAAGGCACCTTACCGTCCACAAAGTCTGTTAGTCTCCTGAACATGTCATCAGGTAGAAAGTTATCCTTTATCCGATTTTGCTGCATTTGCTTCTTGCAATGTCAGTTGTACATTGTCCATAGTAGTTGTACCACCTTTAGAGTGTGGCACAATATGATCTAGATTAGTCTTATCCCCATCAGTTGCCCACTCAATAGGGATAACTTCACCACTCAGAGGACATACACCGTTCTGTTTATACCACAGTGGCAATCTCCACTCAGATGGTGCATATCGTACAGGATCTTTCTGTACAACTAGATTCATCTCTTTGAGAAGAGGAATAAACTCATTCTCAAGAAGTGGGATGCGGTGCTTCAGTTTATAATGAGTGTTAGCACCATACAGATCCTCAAACTTAGTCATGTTTACACGACCGTTCTGTCCAGTGTCATACTTAGGAGTAAGATCTGCCCAGTAAGGAGAGATCCAACTGCGATAACACTCAAGCAACTGTTGATACTTAGGTTTGCGATCCTCACCACGGACAAGTTCACCACCCTCAGAATATACCTTGACGAGTACAATCCACAGGTCAATGATACGGTTACGAGAACCACCAAGGTTCTTGAATGTACCAATAGTTTTTACCAGTGGCACATATACAGACTCAAAGAACTTCTCAAACTCAGGGTAACTATTCTCTGCTTGTGACCCTGCAACATAGTCAGCGTCAAGGTTCTTTGGTGACCATGCATCTACACTACCATGGTAAGTATAGAAGTTGTTCAGTGATGCTAACCAAGCACAGAACTTGTATCGGATACTATTAGTGGCAGTAACGAAGGAAGCAGGATCAGTAGCAAGGTTGAAGGTATCTTTATGTTTGTAGTTAAGTTCACGAATCCATCCACAAATGTCAGCGGTAGAACAATTACGGAGTTCCTCAGTGTTGAGGTTCTCGTTATCATTCAGTTTACGAAATAGATCTGCACGTTCTTCACGGTTCAGATCAAGGTATTCAATATAAGCAAATACTTGGTTATCAATATGTTCTGCGAGTTCAGCAAACTCACCACCAAGTTCCATCAGTTTCTCATAACCATAATAGTTGGTCTTAGCGAGAGTAACACGTTTAATGTCATCACCTTCACCGATAAGATAATTGCCAGGTTCAAGAGCAACCTTATTATCATACCAGTCGATTAGTGTATCGGATCGATTACCACCATCGACGTGAATGTGTGTGTTACCACTGTCAATGAAAGACTGTAGATGGTCAACAAATTGCATATCACGGCGGTTACCACTGTTATATGCAAGTGGTCGAAGATATGTGACTGTATCTAAAAGATTGACCAGATGAAATACTGAAGTGTCGGAATAACCATGAGCAACTGCACTCATGTAGGATGATTGTTTTCCATCAATGTGTCGCCAGACTGATTCACGTTGAACAGTACAGTCACGACCAGTTGAACGGATTAGTTCAATAAAATCTTTA